TTCTGGAAGTCCGATGAGGCTAGGAGCTCCTCTAACGAGAGTGTGGTATAGACGATCGGTGTGGTTGGATCGAGTGATGTCGGTAGTGCCGAGATCCCATAGGATGTTTTGAGCGAGACTTCGATCATAATCTAGCTGCCCTTCATACTCCAGATGAGTGCCTTTAGCCCACTTGGACTGGCTCTGCATATCAAGCTCATCGCCTGTGTTTAGGACTAAATCGAACTTCTCGCGCTTTACTAGCTTGATCAGATTTGTTACGGCTTGCTCATGATGAAACGGAATTTGAAGGTCACTGATGACCAAGTACCTTTTCTTCTGGCTGCTAGTCATCATCCTCATCTTCGTAATCCCCGAACTTCTCAGGGTCAATGGGATCAGGCAGAATCCAGTGAGGATAGGCTTGCGGTTCTGTGATCATGAACATGGCAATGTCCTCTACGCCTTAGTTGCTTTTCTTGCCATGGCACAATGTTACCTGTCAAGTAATATGTTATAGATCTCATCGACTCGCGTGTTGAGTCTTTTGATCTCAGACAAGAGATGTGTGATTACATAGCCAGACAAGCCACCAAGAGCTGCAATGGTGGCAAGGTAAAGCGTGAAGAAGTCGGACTGTGTCACTTCTTTATGCCCATAGCAGGATCATTAGGTGAGAGGTAGCGCAGTACAGGTGGCAGGATTGAAGCAATGCCTGCTGCAATGAGTGCCTTAGGATCTGTGACCCCAGCTGCCGCCATTGAGATAACTGCTACTAGGAATGCTCTAGCCCATGAGCCTGCTGCTGTTTTTAGTTCGTTCATTATTCTCCACCTAACATAGATACTTGAAAAAAAGCACCATCATTGTCAGCTTCTTTCTTAAAGCTAACATGCATGTGCTTAGTGTGTTTGTTAGCCCCTGTGTACTTTCTTGGTTTCCAATTGAGTATTCTGGAATAGATGTACCCATCGAAAATAATGTAACTAATGCGTGTTTCTGTCTTGGCTTTGCAGGCTCTCCGAAGCTGATCAACAAGATCGGGCATAATGTCTGGCTTTGATCCCTTGAATAGGTCACGATCGACATCAATGGCGCGTACCCAGCCCTGCTCATCTGGATTATGATCAGACTTGCGAGCAGCGTGTCGGGTATCACCGACCCAACCATCCGATGTGCGGTCACGATCTGGGAACGAATCATCAAACTGTTCCCTTAATTGTGATGCAGCTTTACTTAGTCTCGGCTTCAACCCAAGCACCTAGCTCTTCATTCCATGCATAGTGATTTGCATTATCTGGATAAGCAACAGGTGCTTCCCAAATTGACCCCTTACGAGTCCACGATGCATAAGGTTGAGGAACGATAAAAATGTCTTCATCGGCATTGTAAGTATCACCGATACCAGCATACTTTCCACGAATGTTTCCATTATAGGAAGTGCGCTTGCAGGTTAAACCTTTGTAATTCCCGTACCAAGTTTCAGGATCTAATCCGTCAATGAGTTCTGTTTCGTCTTTACCCACAATGACTTCAACAACAATGTTGTTTTCATCTAAGAATGCGTAATGTGCCATTAGACAGTCACCGTACCTGTTCCAGCTGTGAACTTGTAAATCTTGTTACCGCCTGTAGTTGTCTTTGTGTAAGTCAATCCACCGCCAATAGAAGTTAAATCTGTAACTACACCTGATCCACCTGCAGCTGCTACGCCTGCGCCTGAACGACCACCACCACCACCGCCACCAAGATTTGTGCCACCTGCAGTTGCTGGTGTTGTAGATGATGTGGCACCAGTGCCACCGCCACCTAATCCACCTGCTCCACCAGTGTCATTACCGCCACCACCACCGCCTGCATAATAGGTTGATGAACCGCTAATGCTTGAAGCAGTACCGTCACCACCTACGCCACCAGCGCCACCTACGCCAGCGCCACCTGTTGCTGATGCACCGCCACCGCCGCCACCACCGTAACGAGCAGCCCCACTACCAGCACCGCCGTTATTTCCCTGTGAAGGTGATGTGCTTGGAGTATTACCTGTTCCTGGTTGCCAAACTGTTGCAGAGTCGTCATAACCGCCGCCACCTGAGCCACCATTTCCAGCATTAGTGTTTGTTGCACCTTTACCGCCACCAGTAGAAGTGATTGTCTTAAATACTGAGTCTGATCCATTAGCATCAACCGCACCACCTGCGCCGATTGTTACTGTGAACGATGAACCTATTGAAAAACTTGTACCTGTGCGATAACCACCAGCACCAGCACCGCCACGCGTACCACCACCGCCACCGCCTGCTACTACTAAATAATCAACAGTTGTTGGAGCGACAGGTACAGGTGCGCCACCACCAGATGCAATGATTCCTGCAAGTGTGTTCAACATTAGGCAATCGCACCTACAACGATCCATGAGTTAGCAGCGATCTTGATGCAAGCTGCTGACTTGTAACGAGCAAGCACAGGTGAACCTGCTGCTGCACCTGCACTAGAGACTGTAGTTGTAGCAGGTGTTGTCGCTGTAATTGTTGTAACTCCCGCGCCTTTCATGTACACAAGCAAAGTTGTGCCTGTAGGAAATGCGTATGTTGCATCTGTTGGAATGTAAAAAGTATTAGCTGAGGCATTGTCCATTGTCACAATAGCGTTGAGTCCGTCTGCCTTGACTGCTGTGTATGTAGTACCAGTCTGAGCATTGATTGTAAGACCTGCGATGGATGCATCGACTGCATCGCCTAGTGTCTCAATGGCAGTTGCGCCATTCTTAACTAAGTCAGAAGATGTGGGTACAGTCCAACCGAAATTAGGGGTAGTAGTTGCCATTAGGTTAAAGCTCCTGTCGCATTTGTCCATTGAAGTATAGCATTTACATCAGACCAGACCAGAGTGGCTGGCAATACTGTTTCCCATTGTGTCGTTGATAGTGAGAAGTCTGTGGCTGAGATGTAGAGGGTAATGTCCACATATGTAGGTGTGGCGTTAAGGGCAACATTCTCTACGAAGCCGTCGAATGTTCCACCAAGTAAATTGCTAGGAAGATTAGTAATAAGTACAGGCTCACCGAAAAAGACATTGATGAGATTGTCAAGCATCGCGCTAGGCATGTCTGGATTATCTAGACGAAAGCGAATAGCACCCAATGACCCGCGTGGGTTCTTACGCAGGTTTAACTCTCTAGACGCAATGTCGGTAATGTCTGCAAGGTTCTTGATGTTAGAGTCAAAAGAACGCTCAAACAGGCCGTAAGAGGCTATAGAGTCTGTGTCAGAGGTGCTGTAGGTTGAGCCGTAGCCTGTAGCGTATCTGTAGATAAGGCTGTTACGGATGCGAGCAATCTGAGTTGTGGAAGTGATAGAGCTTGGTGTTGCATATGAGCCGTCAAGGTTAGTAAAGCCGTTAGCTGCAAGATAGTTAGATCTGTGGTCTGCATCTGCATATGAGACATCTCCATCCTTTTCCTCGTAGATCTGTCCAAGTGCGCTACTGGCAATCTGATCAACAAGGGTCTGAGACTTGGCAGAAGCACTAGCTGCAAGCGCAATCATTGTGTAGAAGCCTGAGTCCACTTCACCGATGTAAGACTCTGCATTAGCCCATGTGACTGTGGCTGGATAGGTATCCCATGTCACAGTCGGTGTAACTTCTGCCCAAGTTAGGTTAAGTGCTTGTCCTAAGATCTCTGAGATCTGTGTGCCATCTAATGCTTCTGCAAGTGCTGTGTTATAAACAGCCTTAGTCAGTTTAGCCAGAGAGCCGATGCCCAAGATTGTGCCAGTGGTGACATAGCCAGATTCTTCAGGGCTACGCACACCAATGTTAAAGTCTGAAACCTCGCCACCGAATACAGTCACATAAGTGCCAGCACTATTTTTAAGCTCTAAAGTTATTGGCTCTGTTACATTGATGGTAAATTCTGTGTTATCTGTGTTAATGATTTCTACTCGGCAGTAACCTGCCGTAGGTTGGCGATCAATGTCTAAGCGACCAGATGCGAACGACACAGAGGTGACAGTCGTATAGACATCATCACCTACTGTTACACGCCACTCTGGAAGCCATGTCATGCCAGCGTTGCTCCACCGCGTAAAGTGCCTCGGCTAACTGCATCGATAAGCACTTGGTCAATAGCTTCTGCAATAGCGTTAGGGTCACCAATGCCAGTGTTCACAGTAACGCTAAAGTTAAACTCACGACCATTAGGGCTGATGCCTGAGATCATGCCTTGATTAGGTGTGTACTCTCTCAGGTTAGGCTGGATCTGTGTGTTAAGTCCAAGCTCTGCGACTGCCGCATTTACTTCTGCAATGCTTCTAGGCTGGGTTACAGCAGCACCGCCACCACCTGAACCGCCTACCGCGCCACCACTAACGGATGGCTTAGTGCCTTGCAGTCTTATCAATTCCGTCATTTTAGCAATGGCAGCATCTAGGTTAGCCAGATTGATTAGATCCGCTGGCTTCAGACTTTCTAGGATTGACTTGATGTCTGAGAGTTTAATGCTCTGACCAGTTAGCGCACCGAGCACCTTGAGATCCGCATTGAGTTTATTAGTTGCTGCTGTGATGGATGCTTCATCCTTAGAAGCAATAGCTTCTTCTAGGGCAAGGATTGATTTCTTCACATTTAGGCGAGCGGTATCGTTAGCAATCTGTAAAGCCTGTGATGCGTTTGTTGCCTTGCCTAATTGCTCGGCTTGGTTAGTAAGAGCTGCTGCAATCTGGATCTTGTCCATGTCAAAGACATCGCTACCCTTGTTGAGCGCAAGGTTAGCCTTATCGATTGCAGCTTGAAGTTTTTTGTCCTTGAGAATCTTGGCTTGCTTTTTAGCCTGATCATCAATTAAATCATTCAAAATCTTTTGCTGCTTAATTAAAACTTGACCGGAAATAGTCATTGGAGTAGTAAAAGGTTTAGGTGCTATCTGGGATTTTTGCCCTAACTTCTCTAATAAAGATAAATAAGAGATGTCATACAACACGCCAAAATCGGGCATGCCCGGAATTTCTTTTAGTTTGGCAATTAGTACACCAATACCACGAATAACATCTGCTGTTCTTTCAGCTGTATCCTCCATGGACTTGGCTAAGTTATCGACTGAATCGTCATCGCCTAACGCTTTAAGAGCATCAATGATCCCAGTGCCAATAATCTCTTGCACATTGGCAGAAGCCACACCAAGTTTGTCCATTGAACCTTGAAAGGTACTTGCTGCTGCTGTGGCTGAACCTTTGAAAGTTTCTGCCAAGCTTGTAGTTATGTCATAAAAAGATTTAGTCTTAAGATCTGCTTTAGATATACCTACACCTAAGCGAGAAAGCGCTGTGTTGTTGCCTAGATATGCACGACTCAATGCGCCTGTGACTGAACCTAAATCCTTACCAGTTGCCGCACTTATATCTAATGCGAGATTAAGAAGTCTTTGTGTTTCTTCTGTGTCTTTTGTGGCTACTGCGAGAGCTTGATAAGCAGGGCGCAGCTTGTCATCGACTATGCCAAACTCGCTTTGTAATCTTTGAATGTATCCTTCTGCACTTGCAGCATCTCTACCAAGTCCAACATTCTTAAGAGCCAGAGCTAATTGCTTTTGTGCTTTCTCATCGGCTGCTGCTGCCTTGACTGCTGCCTTGCCATAAGCAAGAACTGCTGTAGCACTGAATGCTAAACCTAATGCCCCTGCCAATTTCTTGACATTTTTAGTCATCTTTTCTGTTGCTGAGTCGGCTTGCTTAAAGGCTTTTTTGCCAACAAATTCTGCTGCTAAGCTAATAAGTACGGATGGCTGAGCCATTATTTAACTCCCATCGCTGCATCAAATTTTGCTTTAGATTTTTCAATAGCTTTAATAACTGCGGCGTTAGTCTTTCCACCATCTTCAGCCCATGCGCGAAAGATCGCACGACCCTTCATCTTACGAGAAGCGCGACCTGCTTGTCCCTGTTCTCTTTTGTAAGCATTGACAATAGGAGAAGTCCGATTCATAGCATCGACAAACTGCTGACCAGCATTAGGATTATTGCTCTTGCCATAATTCTTTCCTGTACTGGTTTCATAACTGTGCATGCCAATATCAGGATTAGAGCTAGGAATATTAACCTGTCGCATTTTTGCCTGTGGTCTGCCCCCGGGATTTAAGCGACCAGCAGTCTCATAGATAGATCCAGATGCTGAGGCATTAAATATACTAGCAAGAGAACGAAACCCAGAGCGATTAGGTTTAGATGGCGTTGTCTTGTATCCAATGCCACGCTTAGCCTCAGATGATGACCAGACTCGATTGCCCCATGTGCCGTTATTGCTTTTACCCCATCCGCTCAAAGGTGCAGATGATGGGATGAAACCTCGAGCCTTAGCAGTAACGGGCTTTAAGATTCCAGCAATCTCTTTCTGAGTTTCTTTAGCAAGATTAGGAGTGAACTCTTTGAGAGCTTTACGAAGTGCGATTGCGCCCTTTACCTCTGTTGGCATCGCTCACCTCTTTCGCTTCATCCTTGAGCCCCTGCAGTAATGCATCGAGCATATTCTTATCTAGATCTAATAACTGCTGTGGCGAGATCCCTAACCTAATGCTCAAGCGAGCAATTAAGTAGGTGAACGGGAGATCTCGCTTTAAGCTAAAGGGTCTGAATCAAGCACCTCGACACTTTTGAGTGTCTCAATGAAATCCATACCAAAAGGCTTAACAGTTTCACCTGACCTGCGTGTTACTTCCCATGCTAACCAATAGACATCGCTCTGCTTTTCTTCATCGCGGAACGCCTTATGGAAGCCCTTTTTAGCGTACTGTTCGAATGAGTACTCCACTGCTGGAGTGATCTCTCCTTCCAATACGCTTCCATCTGTACGAACTATCTTTAGTTTTGCCATGAGTTTGCCCCTTTATAGTTTGTTTAGAATGTGCCTGTTGTGGCGACTGCAACTGTTGAGTTAGCAGTAAATGTGATTGACTGTGTGCCAATGTCACCAACAGCACCATTGATGTCTGTTGTGTTATTGACTAGCAATGAAACAGTGTAAAGAGGGTTA